GAAGTTCACCTAAACCAGGTGCTTCAGTTACATACCCTAAATCTTTAACCCCAAACTGACCATTTTCTGTATAGTAAATTTGGTTTTTAGATAAGTTTTTAAATACGATGTCTTTAAGTTCTTGCATCGTCTTATCAGCATTTTTAGGATCTTTCATTTCAGCATAATAACCCGTCATAATTTGATCAAAGATCATATTATCAGGGTTCTTTTCATCTGAATTATCATAGTTGTGAGAAAGATCTTTTTCAACTGGTTTAGAAACTTTTTTTTCTTCTGCTTTAACTTTTTCGTCTTCGTTTTCTTTCTTTTTAGCTTCAGCTAAAAATGCTTCGAATGCAGTTTCGTAAGATTCTTTTTTAGGACGCCCCATAATCTCAGGCATTACCGAAAACACGTTTTCAGAGATAATGTTTTTAGATTTAAGTGATGCTACAGTTTCATCAAATGTAGCAGCATTGCGTACGATATTTGGAAATTGACGTTTTGCCTCTGTAAGGAAAACACCTTTATGTCCTTTACCTTCTTTGATTAACAAATATTGATCTTGTAATGTCTTTTTCATTATTTTTCTGATAAGAGTTGTTTTATTTCTTTTAAATAGCTTAAAACTATTTCAATTGGTTTATTGATATCATATGAACCAGCGTTTCCACCATATAATTCAACAGTTTCATTTTTAGCATTTGAAACAAGTGGTTGAATTTCGTTCATTAACTTTTCGATTTCATCTAATGAAGCAATACGTCTTTTTTGAACGTCATTCATTTCATTTAATGTATCGTCTTCCCAAAGCTTTTTAATATCGAATGACTTTGGTTTTGGGTTTTTAGGTACTAATTTATATTTGAATTGCTTTACGTAAGCATTATCTTTAACACCTTCAGGACCAGCACTTGGACCCATACCTAATGTAGCACCAGGCCCTTCTGTTACTTTTTTAAAAGTTTTTTTGGCTCCATATGCTTCACCGGGACCTGATATAGAAGTAGCTCCACCAGCTTGAGTGGAACTTATTTCTTTAAGTCTTTTACGTATTATGTTTTTAAGCTTATCCATTTACAGTTTCCAATTCATTAATTAAATCATAATACTGTAACAAGTCAACTAAATCATTATCGGTAATTTTAGCATTTTTAGCTGGTACCTGGATAATGTTAATAATTTCGTTGATTTTGATTTTGGTTGTTTCGCTTTTGGTTTTAGAGTTTAATTGGCTTAGCTCCTCTTTAATTTCTACAACTTTTGTTGTATAGAAATCTTTTAAACGAGATGTATTATCTACAGAAGTAATAAACTCTTTAAGTATTTCTTTTTGACGTGGGTGAAGATCGTCATATTTTGTATTGAAATTTTCCAATACCATTTTATATGCTAATAAACGAACGTCTTTATCTGCATTTTGAAGTTCTTCCATTACTTCGTCACGAACCTTACCTACTTTAACTTGGGCAGCTGTTAAATGCTCTAAAATAGTTACCTTATTATTGATAGCTTGTTCAGGATCAGAATTTTGGTTAGTATTTGCCATTTCTACTAATGTATAAAATGCAGCAAATACTTTATAGTTAGGTAATTTATGGTTAAAAAATTCGTTCAGGTCATAGTGTTTTTGAATTTCACTAATCAAGTTATATTTTTGACGTTTAATTGCTCCTCTATTTAATATTTTAGAAGATTCAATTAATGTACTAACTACTATGTTTGCTTTACCTTCAGTTAATGAGGTTTTTTTCAACAAAGTTTCATATAACTTGTACTCACGACCCAATTCCGATTTAACGAAATATTTTTTCAGTATATCTTTTGCCGGTGAATCCTTACCATCTAACGTATCTGTAGTGATCTGTCGAACTAAAAGTTCAAAGAGGATACCCGTGTTTTTATACTTTGAATGTTTGACTTGCATTCTGTAATATTTGTTTATTTATAAATATATAAGATTTCCTTACTCTCGTATCTGTGATTCATCCAATAGTGAATTTCCTCTAATGTCTGATTCAAAAATCATCTGTTTGTGTTGATTTTTAATATCATTAAACATTCTCTTGTTTGGATTTGGCTTTCCTTTAGTTTCAAGTGCCAATGGACTATTGCCTTTGAATTGAGGTCTAATAGAATCTGATTCGTCCCCGTCTTTTTTAATGCCATCTGAACCAATTCTGTCTTTTCCAAATGCATTATCTTGAGTATTTTTATCGGTTATCTTTTCTTCAGGGCGACCTAAATCAGCATCTTCATCATACCCTAAAGGTACGTTAGTTGCCTCATATCTACCTCTACCATATAAAGAAGCTAAATCATGTGGTGTACCGTAAGATTTACCTGTTTCTAATGGATCATTACCTTCGTTTTCAATTTGGGCAATACGGAATTTGCGTTTAGCATCTTGTAAAAGTAAGTCTCTGTATTCATCATATTGATCTTCACTCAAGTGGAATAAGTTTTCATAGATCCAATCCGTAGGTAGGATCTTATTTTCCATCATTTGTGTAGCTAGATCAACTTTTTCTTTCATTAACGCTACACGTTCTTGGTCATAAATGATAGATGGTGTTGTTAAAGATAATTCAAAGTTTGTCATGCTTTCGTCACGATATCCTTGAGAGTATAAGTGAACCAAAGCAATTTTAGTCAACTCAGATACTACAATACGTTGAATACGCTCAATTGTGCGCGCGAATCTGATGTCTTCAGCAGCTAACGTAGCTTTACCTGTTAAATCTTTTTCATAACCCATAAACGCTTTAGGTACCTTAAGGGCAGCAAATAATTTATCACGTAAATAGGTAACGTCTTCAATACCTTGCCATTGCAAACCTGCTAAATTGTCAATTTTAGTTGCTTGATCATTTCCACGTACTGGGATATAGAAGTCTTCAAGTAGGTTTTGCATGTTGTACTTCAAGTTATAATCACCAGTTTGTTGATCAATGTATGGAGTACGTTTCATTTTGGAAATTGTTTTCTGCATGAAGTTTTCTACCTCAGCAGGTGCAATATTTCCAACGTTAATATAAAAAATACGTTTTTCAGGTGCGCGAACGATACGGTGAATTAACATCGCATCTTCCATCATAATATATTGTTTAAACAACTTACGAGCAGGTTCTAAATATGATCTACCATAAGGTAAAAAGTTAGTATCCGTTAATAAACGGAAGTGAGCCATTTCATAATTGTCAAAATAAATTGAATTAGCTTGACCACCAGAGTTTGGTACGTTATAGTAACCATAGTCAGAAGGGGATGAAATACCATCCGGATCAAAACGGAAACGGACTGAGTTTGGGTGGTCTTTATCGTAGCCATCTTGTCTTTCAATATGGAATGCGTTGTAGGGAATTACATTGTACACACCAAATTTTTCAGCAATTTCTAGTTTTAAGAAGAAATCACCATATTTCAACATGTTACGAATCCAAGGCCATAAATTAAATTCTACGTTTAATACATCATAAAATAAATTATATAGAATTTTTTGTACATCCTCATCCGAGCTACGAATTTGAAGTACTTCTCCCATATCATTACGTAATGTACTTTCGTCAGATAAAATATCTAGGGCAGAAGCAATGATAGCATCTGTATCCATTGAATCATATTCGGAATAAAGTGTGGGGCGTAAAGTTTGGTAATTAAAACTACTTTGATATCCATAAATTGAGGTGTGGGAGTTAGTGTAAATGCGATTAAATCTATCTACTAATGCATTTGTTTCGTACTCACCAGAAATTTGAATTTTATTGATATCAAATACTTTTAATTGGTTATCTCCTTCGTTACGAATAATAACGTCAGTTGAAAATAATCGTCTTAATCTACTAAATAATCCTGTATCTGCCATATTTTATTTTTAAAAAAGCCAAGAAATATCTTCTTTGCCATTTGAGTAAGGGTTGTCAATTTGAAATGGGTTATTATTATACTTATCAGCATAATTAGGCCCATTAGAATAACCTCCAGCATATGCAGTTTTGGAATTTCCAATTCCATTCAACATGCTTTTAGTCATTTCCATATTACTTGTTCTTAATTTAAATGCGGTTTCACGTAAATAACACCCAATACTAAATGCCATTACTAAATCGTCATTGTATCCTGATTGGGCTTCTGCTCTGCCGTTTCTCCATATAAATACTTTCATTTCCTCCATTAGGCGAGCTGAATGGAAAACAACTCCTTTATCCATAACTGCTTCTTGGAATTTACCAATGGCAATTGGACGAGTTGTGTTTGACATTGTAAAGCCTGGGGTCATTTTGCTATGATCCATATAAGGATCAAAGAAAGAATCTACATTATTTGCTCCACCTTTTGGTGAGTAATAGAAATTTTGATAACCTCTATCTAAAATGGTCTGTACAGTTGACCAGCCTACACTTTGATTTTCGACAGCTAATAGTGCATTATTATATTCCGTTGCAATGCTAACTAATAGATGACCATAATCCTTAGTATTGATTTGTCCCTTATATTCACCTACCTGAGTGAATGATTCAACATCAAAGATGTGAAACGCCGAATAATCCTTACCATCGCCACGAGCTACATCAGCTACTATCAGATAGTTCCTTGAATAATCCGCTGGTTCCCAAATCCATAGGTTTTGATCTATACCACGTTTTTCTAGAGGTTCTTTTACATGAAATTGTTCGTAAAAGGTAATATCATCTGGGGTAAATACTGTGTCACCAGATGTTGTGAAATCACAGTCACATTCTTGGGCTGCCATACGAACACCCAAATCTTTATCTTGTTGATCTCTCCATGATTGATCTCGTTCAGGATGCACTTCCCAAGGTAATCTAATAGGTAAGAAACTATTGTCACCCATTTCAGCATTAACCCACGTTTGATGGAACCAGTTACCGGTACCATAAGGTGTAGATAATGCAATACATCCACCACCAGTAGCTAAGGTTTGTTGAGCTGAAGCCCATATCTCACCAATGTTATGAATGAATGCTGCCTCATCTATAATTAACAATGAAACGGCTTCTGATCGACCTGCATCACTTGAGGCACCTACTGCTTTAATTTGAGATCCGTTTGGTAATCGGAGAGTTAATTTATTTGCTTCGTCTGGTTTATTTGCAAATTTAAGCCAAGATGGTAAACTTTCATACATGAATTTTACCTTGGTAACCATGTTTTTAGCAGTTTCTTGCTTAGTTGCAATACAAAGGATATTTTTGTCCTCATGGAATATCATCATCCACAATGAATAACCTGCTGCTAATGTTGATATACCTAACTGGCGGGATTTAAGGACTATTGAATATGGGTTCTCTTGGAATAGAGTAAGTACTTTTTCTTGAAATGGGTAAAGGTTAAAAGGCACTCGTCCACGCTTTGGATGCTGGATTTGGCAATATTTTTTCATAAAGTAGGCCGGTGATTGGGCACACTTTATATATTCCTCGCGGACGACTTGTTTTAAACTTTTTTCTTCCATTATTTAACTGCCACCAATGTAAGAATAATAAGTACGGAAGACACGAATCCTCCGCCTAACCATTTAATTCCTTTTTTAAGGTTAGTATTTTTACGGGCAAGATCAGTTACGTCTTTTTCAAGACCTTTGATTATTTCATCTTGCACAGCCATAGCTTTTTCATATGTAGCTGTTTGTTCAAGATAATTTTTTTCTTTTGCTATATAAATGTTGATTGTGCTATCTTTAGCGTCAATTTTTTCATTCAACTGCCATACCATTTTATTTATCACTTTTAACTCAGCAATAGCAGAATCACCCCGTGTGAGGTCAATTGCAATTGCACGTGCTTTATCGTGTGAAAAACAAATTTTATCTGTAACGGTCTGAGAAAAACTGATTGAGCTCAGTATTAGAAGCACTAGTAAGATCTTTAATTTTGTTGCCATAATAGGTGCGTGTTGTTTGTAGCTCTTTTTCTGTATGTTTAATTTCTATATTTAATGAATCGACAATATGTTCTTGTTGATGAAGGTTATTAGTTAAAATTTTTTGACCTTCTTTTAATAAAAATATATTGTTTTTTAATCGTTCAATTTCTTGTTTTTGTTTGTCGTATTTGTTTGTTACCGGTTTTTTAACGTCACATTTAACTAAAAATACGAGTAACAATAAAAGTATCCCACCTATGATAAGATGGGATAACTTTAGTTGAAATGTTTTATTTAGTATCATGCTTCTACATCTCGACCAGCAGCACGTTTCAAATCATCCATCATTGTTTTAGGAAATTTAAATTTGTCTTTTGCTAGTTTTAAAATACCTTCAATTTTAGCTTTATCGTCTTTGTTTTTCTTAACAGATGCTAAAAATTGATTGAATTTAACTTTCTTTTCTTCAGGTGTATTACCTAATTCTTTAGCAGTTTCATCACTACTAATTGCTTTAGTAGCTGCTACTATTTCATCATCTTCTTCAGAATAAGATACATCATCAAACCCATCATCTCCAGTGGTACGAGTAGCTACTTTTGCTTTAGGTGCTTTTTCTGCTTTAGCTTTAGGAGCTTCAGCTGGTTTTTCAGATGCTTTTCTACCACGTTGTCCAGGTTCTTTCAAACCTAATGCTTTTAAAATAGCATTATTAGTTTGATTATCTTGTAATTTGCTACCTGAATCATCAAATTCTATTTGTTTTTCGAGGGCATGTTTAACTCGAACATCTTGTTGTTTGCCAGAAATTTGTTGACGGATGTCTTTTAAAAGACTCTTAAGGTCTTCTTTTTCTAGTTTAGTTACCTCAGCTTTAGTTAAACCGCGGTCCATTAAAACTCTATTTACTATTTCATCTGCAGCAGTTTGTAATGTATCTTCTTCACCATATTTCGCTGCTACTTGTTGATCGAATCGACCACCAAAATCTGGAATTTCATTTATGTCTTCTTCGGCAACTGATACAGGTTTTCCAGTGGTTTTAGCTGTTTTGATAGCAGCTTGTACTGTAGGGAGGTCTTTTTCTTCTTTTTTAGCAATTTCTCCAGCTTCAGTTGCGTCGGTTTTTTTATCAACCATTGTTATTTCACTTAAAGCAGTTGAAATTTCTTCACGTATGATTTCGAGTAAACGGGATTTTTTCATTATATAAGTTTATTTATAAATATTAGAGTCCTATTACTTGTTTCAATTTTTCGATTCTCTCCTCGGTAGTACCCGATAGCTCTGCTAAATGAGGAATTTTGGTTTTATATTTTTCTAGTAGCTTTTTAATTTCTTTATCAATCTCCATTCTGTATTCTACATCTACAGCACGAACACCATTATCTTCTAATTCAACACCCTCAGGTGAAACATAGAAAATATAGTCATACTCGCGCAATAATGGTGCAGCAGCATCATTTAAAGCATCAGCCATAAAATACGGAATCGAATGGGCTGAGCGAGTAAATGCCATTACATCAATAATAGTACGATCAGTAATCATATCATCTAAATATAATTCACTTGAACGTTCAGCCATAAAGATAAATTGACCTTTCAATGTTGAATCTGTGTTTAATGGAATACCTAAGTCACGTAGATATTTTGAACGCTCAGTTCGAAATTCATATCCAGCAAATTCAGGTAATTCCTTTAATGCATTAACTAATGTTGTTTTACCAACTGAAATTGTACCACAAAAACCTATTTTCATAATTTTATTTTAAAAAACTTTCTACTACATAAATTGCTTGTGCACCTGATACTGTAATTCCACGTGCACTTAAAGCATCTCCTACGAAATGTACGTTAGGATAATCGATCAAACTAAGATCCTCATAGTTTACTTTTACCTCAGGTGATAGGTATTTTACCTCAGGAATATACATTCCCCAATCGTCTTGCAATGTTGGAAATACTTTTTTCATATCCATGATAAAATCCATAACATATTTAAAGTAACCTTCCATAGCAGGTTCAACAACATGAGTTAAAGTATCTAAACTAATTTGAGTTGATGTTACACCATTACCTTCAGATGTTTTTGATGGTTGACGAGATGGACTATAATATAAACCAGTTCCATTTGCTTGTACTTTATTTACTACATCACGTGACCAAGTAAATGGATCTTCAATACCATTAATTTCCATTAAGATACCAAAGTTAGTCATATTATTTCTATATGCTTCGTCTTTTTTAGCATGTCCATTATATGAATGATCACCATATGTTTCCTCTACAGCAACATAAGCAGCATTGTTATTTGTACAGAATGAACGTAATGAAACTCCTTCATTATCAAATTTTCTATACAACTTAAAGTCATATGAAATATCGATTAGTTTTTGGAAGTGTTCTTGTGGCGCCTCAAATCGAACTCCAATCTGTACTGATTTAGGTTCATCTGGGAGTTTATATGATTGGGCTAGTTGTTGGGCGAAATCAATGCCTGATTTACCGACTGCAAAAATAAGATCATCATATGATACTTCAAAATCAGGAAAACCTTGTTTTTTAATAGTTTCTTGATTTAATTCTTTAACCGATAATGTATTTTTATCAAATAAAATAGATGTTACTTTAGTTTCCCAATGAAACTGTATATTTTTAGACACTAAATAATCGTACCAATTTTTAGCAATTTCAGATAGATAATCTGTACCTACGTGCCATACAGGAAACAATCGTAAACCGAAATATGGTTTAATAAATTCAGGTTCCTCTTCAGGATTTGAACATTGTACTTCTTCAGGTTTAGGGTGGAAACGTTTAAAGTTGGTAATGACTTGATCCATCAATTCCATTGCTTTTTCCTCACCACAATATTTAGATAATTGACCTCCGATTGCTGTGTGGTAAGTTAGTTTACCATCAGACCAACCTCCAGCACCAAGGAAACCTGT